CACCTTTACCACCATGAATAATATATGTAACATTAGCAGCATCCGAAGGAATAGCATATGTAGTGCTAGATGTAAACGTTTGAGTGGTTGCCATTTTAGATCTGCCTTACTTTTGTCCAATCATTATCTTGATTGAGATCAACTTGAATAGGATAATTTGATTTAATTTCTACTTTAATATCAATATCATCAATTAAAATCAAATCAGATAAAACTTCCACCGCTGGTGAGACAACTGGTGTTTGATCTTTTAACAAATCCTCGCTATCAGGAATATTTAGATTATCTGGAGTATCATCAATAATAATTGGAATAGTAACTACTTCTTCTTGGAAGTTGCCTAATTTACCTGTTTCTCTAATTACGTATGTAACACTTAGTGGTCCCCTATCATTATAAGGTATTGTTGTAGTATATGCTGTAGTAGATTGAGTTCCACCAATTTCAGCACTGTCATTAACAGGCAAATTAACTACAGAACCCGTAGATGATCCAACAAAATCATAATTATATGTTGGTGTTATTTTTATAGAATCTGTAGCATATTTTGTGGTAACATCAATAGTTCCCTGGTTATTATATACTAAATTGGTTGGAGAATCTACAGATAATTGTACTGGTTGATAAACAACAACAGTTACACTACCGGTATCTGTTCCACCAACACCAGAAACTCGACCCGTATATATTGTAGTATCTGATGGAGTTACATTTGAATTGCTATTCAAATTTCCATTAGTAAGACCACCAGATAACCAAGTTAAAGTAGGAGTCCAATTTAATCCACCACCATCGCCACTAACAGTCCAAGAAATATTGGCAGTGCTGCCAAGCATCATTTCCGTTTTATTAGTAGAAATACTAAAAATAGGAGGAATGTAAACCGTTAAAGTTTTTGTGACTGACTTATTTGTAATATTATAATAAGTTGCAGACAAAGTACGACTAATAGTATTATTAGGACTATAGTTCAAACTACCAGATGCTCCAACATTACCTTGACCAGTTAAAGTTCTGGATGTAGAATTACTAACTGACCAAGATAATGTAGATGTTTGTCCTCTCTTAATAGCAGTAGGATTGAAATTTAAAGTAACACTTGGCGTTGGATATACACAAGTTCCATTATCAACATCTGCGTTTGGATTATAGTTTGTAGCACGAGAGTCTGTACATCCAGGAACAGGCGGGGGTGGAATATATCCAACCCAATCTATAGCAATACCCCAAGGTCCACCACCACTGTTAATAGATGTAGCACTAAGAGTATATGTACCCGGACCATAGTAATTTGCGGTAGTGACTAAACTTTGTCCCCCAAATCCACCCATTCCCATTTCATAGTTGCCATTAATATAAATCGCCCCACTATCATCCACATTAGCATAGAATCGTTGTCTGCCATAATTTGCAAAAGTAATAGTCCAAGAATATGTTCTATTGATGCCCCCACCAGAACCACCAGGATCCCTGCCCCCAATATTATAAGTGTTCATGAAATTAGACCAATTAGGCTCATAAAATGTGCCGTTAAATCCTTGGTTATTAGGAGATCTACTTGTAAAACTAGAATCTTGGGTCATTTTTAGAACTTAATAATATATTCTACAAGAATAAATGGTGTAACCAACTGATCTAATTTTTCGTCATTACTAACATCAATGTCAACCCTAGCAAGTACTCCAGACATATCAATATCTTTTTGTGGATATGAATAAGTAAAATTACTAGTATATGCTATTGGTTTTTCAACTCTGTGGTCATGAATAGATTCTCTACCAGATTCAAAAGTAAAATCAGTTTGATTACCAGCACCACTATTTGCTAATCTTAGCGCATTATCTTTACCACCTTCTCCACCTACTTGATGACTAGTACTATAGTTTAAATATGTTTGATTTGCCCGATGAAGATGTCCCTGAAAATTTTCAATATTTAATTCAGTTTCAGAAGTATTTCGGTCTAATTTATATCTAGGATTGCCCAACATATTGAGTGTCCCACTGGCAGTAACACGAGCAGATCCTATATAATTCGCGCTAATTTGACTGCCAAAATTACTGATAACTTCAATTTGTGGTCCAACTCTATTTGTTGTAGCAGCATTTAAATCTTCCCTGTCTACAAAATCATTATTATATGCTCCAGTTCCTCTACCACCAATAATTACCTTAGATCCCAAATCAGGCAATTGAAACTGCCCCAAATCATTAATAGAAGGATCAGCGTTTCTAACCTGTGAAATTTCTCTTTTAAATCTACACTGATCTCCAACACCAACGACTCTAGATAATGCCAAAAAATCTTTTGCCAATAAAACAGATCCATCACACTTCAAATACCCCGCTGGAATATTTTCTTTAAATTGGGCAGTAGTGGGGTCGTTAGATGAAGAAATTGCTGGAGTAGTATGCACTAATATACTACCAACACATCCTCCATATTTTGATCTTTCGTATGTGTAATTTGCCATTTTAGTATGCTCGGATGATGTATATACATGTCATAGACGGTTGACTAGTGTTCATACTAATCTGTAGTGCTGCAACATTTGAAGCATTATCTAGATTGGTGGTAGCGGGAATATTGACATCAGCAACCAATGTAGATTGTGGTTTTAAACTATTTTGATCGTATAGAACTGTAATTGGTTCATGATCATGAGCATCAACATTTGCTTGTGCGCCACCACCAGTATCAGTAATAAAACTAGATCCAGGATTACTTAGTAATGTGCCATAGTTTCCAGCAGCTGGCGTATCTTCGTAATAATTAGTAAATCCTGCAGGAATATTAGTATTACCACCACCAGACGCAAAAGGAACCGAATTAGCTCCATTGCCGCCCAAAACAGGATAATCATAATTAATAGCTTGAGCAAGAGAAGTTTGAGTAACTCTTTGTGGTGATAAGTTAATAGGTGGATTTTCACCACTAACTCTCATAACAGTTCTTCCTGGGTCTCCACTACCAAATCCACTAAAATTACCAAAAGATCCCCAGTTGCCCCCTCCAGCTAACTCAACATTACCTTTTTTAAATCCTTCGTGTCCAAGTCGAACAGAGTCAACAACACCATCATCAAATCTACTACCAAAAAATGATGGCGCTTCATCAATAGCAGCATAATTAAATGTTGCCGTTATATTATCATAAGGTACAACACCTAATCCAGGTCTTTGATTTGTTTGTGTTCCAGCACTACCAAGACCACCAGTTACAGTTTCATAAATTCCACTATGACCATGTGCTCTGACGTGAGTATGTCCTAATTTTCTACCACCAATAAATATAGATTTTTCCCCTTCACCATCTATAATATTGTTACCTCTAACATTTCCAGAATATCCAGTTCTCTCATTTAATGTGAAAATTACATCAGTATATACATTATTCCAAGCAGCATTCACTCCATTATCAGTATTTTGTCCAATATATGGAGAAATTAAATTACCAGCATCAGGATCATTATCTCTGTCAGCAGTTAATGATCCAAAATAAGATTGTTCAATGTCCATCAACATTTTACCACCAACTAAATTAGGTAGTGTAAAATTACCAGTATATCCTGGAAATCCTCCTCCTAAATTAGTCGTTCCAGAATTATAAGTATCCCCAATTGCTTGCACAAGTAAAGGATACTCATTTGCTGGTGGTTGAGTTCCATCACAAATAATCCAACCTTTTGGTATATTACTGACAGGTCCAGACCATGGCATGATGGTGCCAATAACGGCACCTTTCATGGTTCTTGTTTCTTGATAGAAAGGCATTTTCTTATACGTCCATTAAGTACCAACCCGCAAGGGATGAAGGCACACCAGGTTGACCACCAGGCGCAGATATTCCAGCATAAACTAATCCAAACGAAGCATTAGGTGTTTGAACAACTAATTCACCACCGCCCCATCCAGCAAACTCAATCGATTGAACACCTGACGTTAGTGACTGTCCAGTATTCGATATTTCACCTTGAACTTTGGTATTGTCATATGCTCTAACAATCATCGTCTGATTATATGTGAGACTACCACTTATATCTATAATACGAACCATATCACCCATTTGAGGATCGGGAGGTAATCTCAAAAGAGTATTACCAGTGCAATTAACAAAGTAATTAACATTAGCGTCTAAAGTCTCTGCAGTATCACCAATATACACCCACTTACGACCACCAGTATCAGTGATATAATTTTCAATTTTGGCAATTTTTAATGATCCGTTATCAGAAACTTGGAAGATGCTATCACCATCCGTATTTGTAATTTCAAACTTAGAATCAAGTGCCGTTCTACCAATCCCTTCCTGGAACTCAAGGTTGATTCCACCATCGATGTCAAGTGATCCACCAAATGTAGATACTCCCGTTCCTAAAGCAGAGAAAGAACCATATACAGCGAAGTCTCCAGAAGAGTTATCAAATGTCAAGCGTGGAGTAGTGCCATCAGTTCCAAAGAAGTTCATGTCACCACCGTTGATCGTTAGATCTCCAGTTGCGGTATCAACTTCTAAAGTTGTTCTAGCAGGAACACCACCAGCACCACCATCAGTAATGGTAAAGAACTGCTGATTTACAATCGTAGAACCATTAATCGTTAGTGTATTTTCTGTAGTTAGAGTTCCGGCAACAGTAGTGTCCCCAGTAACACTATCAATAGTAAACTTACTAAATCCAACACCAACTCCAACATCACCTAGAATGATAGTATCTCCAGTTGTAGATTCTACTCTGAATACATCAACCGCAGGATCTCCACCATCATTAACAATTAGAGATTGTGGTGAAGTTGAAACCAAACTTTCAATAGCAACAAATTCAGACTTCGACAATCGGATAAGATCAGCAGTAGTTAAAGTACCACCAAATTCAGCAATACCAATTCTTACATTGCCAGTTCCATTTCCAATACCGGATAATGGTTCGTCTAGTTGACCATCATTGTTAAGGTCAGAACCAGTAATGTAAGAAGCATTTGATTGCTTATCAAGTTTAGCAAGTAAACAACCATCAGGATGATTGGTGCCGAGATTTGTTCCTTCTTGTCCTCTGCTAACAATTAATCTGTAACCGTTTATATCAGATGGGTTAGCAACGTTAGCGATACCAACAATACGAACAATTTCACTTTGAGATTCATCTCTCAATCCAGTTACGATATTTGCTCCACTACCAACACTATCAGGAGAGAAAGAACTTCCTCTATCAACTAAGATTAAATCTCCAACCTTGAAATCAGTAATAGAAGGAGTGGTAATTGGTAGATAGTAGTTATTACCAACAGAGTTAACTCCATTTACTTGGAACGTAAGGTCTCCACCGCCACCGCCACCTAACTGAGAATCAGTAATGGTGATTGTTTCATCGTTAGCATATCCTTCACCAGGACTTTCAATTGTAATATCAATAGTGAAATCAAATCGAACAAGAACTGTAAAGTTTGCTCCGATACCAGCACCATCAGAAGTGCCCTCAAGGAAGTTATAAGTTCCAGGTGTTCTACTTGTCGATCCGTTATTAACAATGTTGTCAATAGCAGCAATTTGACCCCCAGAAACTAAGAACGTGTTTGATCCCCAAGAAGAAACACCCGCAGTATCAATGTATCGTCCGGTAGTCTGATATTTGTAGAAGTCAATGTTTGGATTATCAACTCCACCAACTTGGTGTCCAACAATATTAGTTCCAAATCTACCTCTTACAACTTCAATAATACCAGCGTTTAAACCACCGTCCAATCTGATATTACCTTCAACGATTGCAGAAGCAAGAACATTCAATGTGTTTCTAATAGTGGTTGTTCCACCAGTAGAACCTAAAGTAAATGTAGTTGCGTTGGTAGCAAGATTAACTGTATTGGTTTGATCTCCATCAAAAAGGTTAGCAACTCTTGTTTGCGTAAACAATCTAGAACTGCTAGTTCCAGCACCATATCCAGTACCAATCTCAAGATTACCAGCAAGTCCAGTGTAGAATGTTTCAATCTTAACGAAAGAAGATGTATCTGCCTGTGTTGCCCATGCTCCACCCAAAGTGATGTTACATGTAGATGCTACATCATTAGCAACAGTAGCAATATCTAATACTGCTGACTGAGTATTTCTAAGAACCTTAAGAGTTCCATTTGTAGCAGACTCACCAATAAGTGTATTAATATTACCAGAGGAATTAGCAATATTAATTGTCTGATTAGAACTAGTGTTATTCAACAGATTAAGAATCTGACCCTCACCAGCCCAATTTAGAATATTAGCATTTTGATTGACGAAGTTGAATGCATTGTTTGTAGTTGTAATATCACCATCATTAACTTCAAGATCACCAGTAATCTCTAGATTCTCGTGAATCCTAGCATCACCAACGACAACAAATGTCTTATCAAGACTCTTGTAAGGATTGATTGTATCGTTAACAGCAGTGTTAATACCGACTCTACCATTATTGGTAGTCATCACTCTGAATGTAGCATTATCACTAGGATTGTCACTATCACCACCAACTAAGAATGCATCGTCAACATTAGTTTCAGTCTTGATAATAGAAGACTCAGTTAAGTAAGAATTAATTTTCTTACCGCTGACGAATGTTGTTCCAACAATGTCTAAGTTAGCTCTTGGTAGGACTTGATCAGAACTAAATGCGTCTAAACAATCATCATGAGCAGATCTAGCAATAGTATTAATACCTAGTTTATAGTCACCAATTACTTCTGTATTCGCACGTAATACTTCACCGCCAACTACTCCATATTCCTTCCAGTTAGAATTAGAGAAGTCAACTGATGGTACTGGCACACCAGGGGCAACATCAGTAACACCACCAGTTCCTCTCCAGGAAAGAGTTGAGATATTAACGTTAGTATAAATCTGGAAGTGTACGTAATTATTTGTAGGACTAAATGCATCACCATTAGGACTAAAGATTGTCCAGGTAGAGTTAAGATTAGAATCAGAATAATTTCTAACTCTAATTTGAGATCCACTTGTAATTCCGATACCAGCATTAGTAACATCTACACCAAACTCATCTTTGAAAGTAAGTTTAACTAGATTTGTGCCATCAAATTCAATACTAAAGATATTGTTAGTGGGAATTTGTGCGAAGTAGTTTGCATAAACCCAACCTAAAGACCCAGTTCTTCCAACTTGCTTTCCTTTTAGAAGAATATCACCAGGTTTAGCAGCAACGCCGCTATAATCCACAAATTGAGAGGAAAGTAATCTACTACCACCAGACGCGATTGTAGCAGAGTTGTTTGGTGTGATATTAGAAGGAACACCAGAAGTGATATGAGTCTGAATTTGATACTTCTGACCCATTCCTCTTGCATTAAATCCAAATACAGCAGCATCAACTCTGTTCTTACTAATTCTAACATCACCAGAATTTGGTGGTTGGAAATTAGTTCTATCTAAAGTCTCATCTTGCTCGTCTAAAGTAACAGGATCTACACTAGATACGTTAGAACGAACAGTGAAAGAATCTCTTACTTCAGTTAGATCGTTATCCTGAACAGAAACGATTAGAGGAGACTGGAATACATTCTGCTGTGAACCATCACCACCAACAACTGTAATGTTCTGGTTGAAAGTTACAGGAGTATCGAATGATGTAACCAGATTACCGATATCCTCGTTATCATCCTCACTATCAGCAAGAACTGCTCTTTCTAAGAATGTCTCTTCACCGGTAATAGCATTAATCTTACGGTTACCAATGTAAAGATCACCGTTAGAGTTTAGACCTGTGTAGAAGACAATACCAGCGTCCTCTTTCTTACTTTGGGCGTAGAAGTCCTCAGTAGGTGATAAGACGATCTCCTGACGCGCAGGGAGACCAGTAGAGTAGTTTCCTGGACCGAATCCAAGATACTCAAACGTATGGTTACCAGCACGAGCAATAGAAGGTCTTCTAAGTTCAACATAGTAACGTTGATCAGAGACTACCGTGCTATCACCAGAAATCGCAATTCTACGATCTTCAGAACCAGAAGTTGCATTACCAGTTTGTGCTTGGAGTTGATTATTTCCAGTAGAATATGTGTTATTTACAAATGCTGGTTGTAATACAAGATCCTGAACTAGTTCTTTTGTTACAGAGTTTTTGTAGTCATTAGTCGTAACAAGACCATGAACATAGTTGTCAGCAGCAGAAATTGTAGCAGGAGGATCAAGCAACTGAGAAGCAAGATTAAGTTCTTGTGTTGATGTGCCTGCTTTCTGGAACCAAAGAGGATCGTTCTTATAGTTAAGAGGATACAAACCACTGACTGGTTGCGAGAAGTTAAACTTCTTGAAGTTTTCAGCAACACCAGCACCAGTTGGGAATGGTGAAATATTACCACGTAAGCAACTTAAGTAATAGATACCGTCTTGCTGACCAGCAATTCTACGCTGTAGAGTTTCGTAACTAAAGACATAGAATGTATCTTCGATAATTCCAGCATCTTCAACACTCTCAACATAGTATTCAATACCAGCGTCATCTTGAATGCGATCACCAGGAGTAATAGTATAAACGTTAGCGCCGTTTTGCTTGTAATAATACTGGGGATATTTTTTCGCGATTAGTGTTTTTAGAGGTAGCGATTTTCCAAAATCCTGATCATTAAGCATGTCAGCAAAAACACTACCCTGAGTGAATCTGGTATTAGTGTACTCTGAGTACTCTAATTTTCCGCCGCGAATATTTTTCAGAATTAGGTAATGTAGTCCACCAATTGTGTAATAGGCATGGATATTAGCAAGACCAGAAGAGTTTCCAGTCCATTCAATTTGATTGGCGGTAATGCTAGCAGTTTTATTAACTACAAATGATCCACCCTGAGGTGCATTAATCTGAACCGTAGTAAATGATTCGTTTCGTAGACCAGAGAAGTTGAGTGTATCGATACCATGATCAAATACAGTTAACTCAAGATAGTTAATTGTTGGATCTAACTGATCTTCTACATAACGACCAGACTGGATAGTTGCTTGGATACCAGAAGAGAACTTAGCAAAAGCACGATATTCAATACCTTGTCCTGTTTGATCTTTCGCATATGGATCATATGCGAAATCCGTATTTAATCCAGCAGTACTAAAATCAGAATCAGTAAATCCAATAAATTCAGCAGGTTGAACTGGATTCCTGAAACGAGCACCATATACAGTACCAGCAACAGGTTTTAGAAGAAGTTTTTGTGGTACTAACTTACGTGTGTCATCAGTTCTTGTCTTGATAACAAATCCGTTGATAGGATCTCTTGCGTTCTCAAGATACTTAGGAATAACATAACGTAGTTTATATGTTCTGTCATTTGCTTCACGCTCATCTTCTAGACGAGTGAACCACATATCTGTAGATCTTGGACGATCTGATAGATCTTGCTGCTTAATTCTCCAGAAAATATTTTCGTCTCTAATTGCCTGATCAATAGTAGATGATCCTTCATCCTTACAGTTAACGAACCACTTACCGGTAGTGACAAGACCATTACCAAATCCAGGATCATATTTTACAGGACTTCTGCGCTTGTTCGAGAAGATTCTAAATCCAGCACTCTGACCTGATGTAAATGTAATTGGGAATACATTATTAATAGCATCAGCATGAGTCTTGTGAATCGTAAAGACTCGATCATTCTGATAGCGAGCAAAGAATGACTTGTTGGGATTAATCTTACCAAAGTTAGCATCTGATACATCAGTTACTGCTACGTCGCTATCATTAGCATACGTTGTAGAAACATCTGGAAGAACTTCTCCATCAAATGCTCTAATGAATACCTCATGTGGTGTTACAGAAGAGAATGGAACGTCAAAGATATGCGATACTTCAGTTTCAATACCAGCGTTAACAGTATTAGTTAACTTAGCCTTGTATGTGTGTAGGTCATACTTCTCGTCAAGGACGAACTGATAGATATCAATTTCAACATTAGCATCGATAGACTCAGATTCAGAAGCATAGATGTAAATACCTGTTGCAGCATTCTCTCTAGAAGTTGCTAGCATCAGTTTAGTCTGATCACTACCGTTAAAGAATGTAGTGGTAGAATAATCTTCTGGTGATGTTCTTCTGCCAGGAGCAATTACATAGTAAGTTTTGTTAGTCTCAAAACCATTAGGTAGTCTGACGAGACGCTTATCTACTTCAACATATTTACCAGAAGCAACGTCAAAACGTGGACGTGGGACTAATCTAACTGGTGTTCCAGTTTCAAAGTTATGTGGATTAGAAGCACCAACACCAGAAGTATTGATTGTGAATACCGTTGCTCTAGACGCAAAGAGTGAAACACTAGCAGTTTGCTCTTCTCTGTCAACTGATCCCACACCACTGTTAATAACAGTAGTAATGTTACCAATCAAAGTGGTGATAGCATCAGCAGTTCCAGAACACTCAATACCAGGTGTGGTGTCTACCAGCACATCAGGAGTAGGAACAGAACCAGCTGGTCCAACAATTACTGTCTTAGGTAAAGTATCTGCCCACTGACCTTTTTCAAAAGTAAAGTATAAACCAAGTCCGTTAGTATTGGTTTGTTGTGCGTTGATAGTATTACCAAAATCAAGTCTAGAATTTTGAACTCCAATTTCAATTTCAGTGCTACTTACAATTCTCTTAACGAATGCGTTCTCTTGAATTGTAGAAGAAACTTGAGGAGATCCAGGAGTAAGAAGACCATCAACAATATTATTGCTATTATACTCAGCTACTCGCATACCAATTATAATACCGCGAGTATCATTAACTTCAACAATCGCGCTGCCAGCAGTTGTACTACAACCCTCAACCCAAACATCAAAGTTTCTCATGGCAGCAGTTGCTACCTGACCAACATAGTTCCATGCGTCAAGAGTTTCAGTCTTCTCACCATCGATGTAAGTTAGGTTGTTGCCAACATAGTATGCTTCACCTGCCTGTACCGAGTTAATGTTACCACCTAGTCTTAGGTCATTAACAACAGCGTCAACAATATATGAAACGTCACGATAACACTTAGATTGTTCAGCATCTGTAGTAAATCCACCTCTCGTCACAACGGGTAGAGTTGTTAGTGAAGTTACAGAGAAAGCATCATCAGCAATATCAAATAGAGTTTCAATAGATCCACGAACGTTAGCACAATCCCACTCACCTTGATCTAGTGGAGGAAGACTGTCTAGATTACCAGCAGCAGTTGTATCACAAATAATTTCAACTAAAGTATTAACAGTAGATACAACATCAGAACAATTACCTGCTACATATCCACCTGGTTGTGGGAAAACACTACTTGTATTTGGTTGGTTTGGCGCAGTTCTACTAATACCAATTAGATTTCCAACACCAACATCTGTTCCAATTGCTTGAATGATAGTGTCTAGATTACTGGTTGTTGCGTTAATAGCATCAGCACAAGCAGGAGTGTCCCAATCAGTAACAATGTTGTTGTCAATTACCTGAGTTTCTAAGTTAGCAGGTTTGGGAGTAATGGATATGTTTCTGAGAACATCAGCAATAAGGTTTTTAGCAGCAGTAAATACAGCAGCTGCCTCATCACGCTCAGGATCTAGGAATGTTGCCGCAGCAACACCATAACTAACACAGTTATTAGCCGCAGAAACAAATGTATGAGCAGATTGTGGGTTATGTTGTACAGCACCAGCAGCAGCACTTACGAATGTATGTGGAACACCAGCAGCAGATCCAGCATTACCAACATTAACAGTAATAGTAGTTGCTGTTGTTGCTGTAATTGGAATGGACTTACCTGCCAAAGGATCTTGACCAAGACGTGGATAGGTGTGTTGAGTCTGGTTGCTATCTTGATCACAAGTAAAGGTGAATGAATTGTTAGCAAGAATAACACCTTCACTAACACTCAATGAATGATTACCAATGGTGATTTCCATATCACCAGTAGTGGAGTTATATACTGCGTTGGTTGGATTAAAACTCTGGTTAGCACTAGAAGCACCAACATTAACAGTCACTGTAGAAGAATCTACTGTAGTGATTTCCATCCACTGACCAGCATAAGGATCATCAGAACTTGGTGATGCGTGTTGTGTCTGGTTGTTATCCATGGCACATGTAAAGATGACACTTCCAGTATCAACTCTAATGTATCCACCTGTTGTCATATCATGACCAGGAATAGTAAATACCGAAAGACCAGTTGCTGGATCATAAGATACAGAGGTAGGAGTGAAATTCTTCCTCTGCTTACTTAATCCAAAGTAAGGCATTACGTTAGTAACGTAAATCTCAGCAGAATCATAAGTTTTAGCGTTTCCGCCAAACTTAACGTCATACATGACTTCTTCTAAGACATTATAGACATCATCTAAACAGTCTTGCTCAGTATTATCTGCCTGAGGAGTGTAAGAAGGATAGGATTCCTTCATTGTTTCATATGCTTGCTTCGCAATGAACTTCTTATTTGCTAGAACAAGATTATAAGCATCCGCATTCATATCGGATACAATAGGAGGATCTCCTACTTGATCAAGCGTAACCGTAGAATCTTTGTAGTATAGTTGGTTGTTGATTGCTAAGTTGATAGCATCAGCAGCTCTCTTAAATGCTGTGATAGATGGTGATTCTTCTCCAGCAAGACCAGTACTAATTGGTCCACCAAAGCGATTGTAATATGTCTTTGCCATCGCGATGGAATAGGCATTACCACCAAACCAAAGATCTTGTCTTATAGCGTCAACAATATGTCCAATGTCTCTTCTACACTTGCTCGCACCTGTCAGTAAATCTCTTTCTGTAGGAGTAACATAGTTTGCGTTATTTGAATTAGTAATACTATCATTATTACCGTCACTAATACATTGAGTTACAATTGATGTTAGAGATGCAATGGCATTTTGTACATCAGCACAAGCAGTAGCAACAACATTAGAAACATCACCGTTTCCATCTCCATATATCGACTCACCAGTAGAAACGGTAAGGTCTTGATATCCAGAACTCAATTGGTTAGATACAGCATCTTGTAGATAGTCTCTAGCAGCATTGTATGCGGCAATACTTTGTAGTTCTTCACCCTGTAGTCCACCAGTGATCCATTGACCTGTACCATCAAAGTATTTGTCAATAAACGTTCTGCTCCATAAGTTACCACCAAGGAAAACATCCATCGCTACAGCATCGATGAAATATCCAATATCTCTCTTACACTTATCAGGTCCACCAGGGAAGACGAACGATGGATATAAAGTAGAGACCTGACCAATAGCATAGTTTTGGGCATCCTCTTTGTTTCTTCTAACTAAACGATATGCTGTCTTAAATCTGGATTTAGCAGTTTCAACAGGATCTCCAGGGAAAGAGAAGAATGGAGCTTCATCGTAAACAGCAATTTCAGCAAGAGCATTATCAATGATATACTCTTTGTTTTGTGTAATTAAATTGTATGTGGTCTTATATCTCTTAGCATCTTTAATTGCGAGGTCAATGGTTACACCATTCGTGGTGTCTCCATCATTCTCTGCTTGAGATCCTGTCTTACCAGAAGTAATACTACCACATGGAAGATTACTATAGAAATTATAAGGACTGTCTGCGAAAGGAACAGGATCATATAGATTTGCTTTTACACTTAGCAAGTTAGCTACTGCTTGCTTACATAGATCACGAGCTCTTCTAAATGCCCAAAGTAGATTTTCTTCTTCACCAGCTAATACTCCAGTAAGTGTTGTGTCATTAGCAAAGAATCCTTGTACAGCAGCAACTGTATTATAGTTACCACCATCTCTTAAATCTTCTGCTACAGCATCAACAATAGTGCCAACATCGTTAAAACTAACAGCAGAACCACTAGGACTAAAGACTCCCAAAGAAGCAATAGTCTCATTAATAATATTCTGTCTGTTAGCAATAATTAGATTGCGAGCATCAAAATAACGGTTCGCATTAGGATCTCTTCCAGGATTAACATAAGAAATATCCTGAAGTCTTGGATACTTTTCAATGATATATCCAAAGACTTCCTCTTGGATCATCTTACGGTTGCTTTCAATTAAGTTAGCAGCATCTGCATAGATGTTATTGATAGCAAATCCAGATGGATTTAGAATTTGAGGAGCAGCAATATACTTAACAAAACCAGTTGGTTCTAATGTTGCGTTAAACTCTTCAGTTCCACCAGCAACTGCTGGATCTAGTTTAACATATAGTTTTTCTCCAGACTTAGAACCAAGTCTATACCCACCAATAGATACAGCAGGGCGATTTAGTGGACTGGTAATGTCTTCACTACCAAGGAATAATTTAGTATAGTTGTTAGTATCTTGAGTTGTTCCAGAAATATCAATAGTATAGTATTGAGTTCTCTTGATATTAGCAGCACCACTATCAACTGCTTCAGGTGGAATGATGTCAGTAATGAAACCACCCTTATCTTGGTTAAAGGCGAAACCTTTGAAACCAATAGCATGAAGTGATGTATTACCAAAGTTGGAGTTTGAGTTCGTGATGGACATATCACCACCACTTTCCATTAGGAAGTGATCAGCAAAACCAACAGCGAAGATAGAAACGTTCTGGATGAATGCATCTTCTGATGCTTTAACGTGGAAGGTTCTCCAGTCATCCTTCCAATAAGAATCGCCCTTAGCGTGATAAGGAACAGTCGCAAACGCATCAGTTAGTGATGCTTGGTTCCAGGTGTTAGAATACTCATCATAACGGATGAATGCTCTGTCATCTTTCTGAAGCGAAACGCCCGTATATTGAGCTATGACCATGGATTTGAATCCAGTCGCCTTCAGACCGTTCGCCCAGATGCCACAAATACCCCACGTAGAGCGGATCGATACGTTAAAGACATATGGAGAGGCAGACTCTACACTATCAACTTCAGCGAGTGTCTGAGCGTTCTGACCGAGTGCTGGTGTAGTATCAACACTAACAGTTTGACCAGCAGCAATACCTGTACCAATTGCGCTAACAACTTCAGCAACTTCGTAAGTAAACTTACGTGGGTCATTTTGATCGATATCAATGATTGGGAAGATACCTTCCAAAACACTATCAATATCAGTTCCAGAGATAGCAACAAACTGACCAGCAAAGTATCCGTGGTCTACCTTAGTTGTTACTTCAATCTCAGATGTTGATGCAGGAATGCTAGGAATAGTTGTAGCATCATTAAGTGTCAGTGACTCAATAACTCTAGAGTCAGACAGAGGACCAACAATACGGTTCTCCTGAATTCTAAAGTCAAATTCACCAGGATCATCAATTGTTGGTTGATAATCAGAGAAACCTTTAGCAATCTTTCTATAGAATAGAGACAACTCTTCTGTGTCTGCGTATTCAAATACAGTTAGTTTGTGGTGTGAATAGTTAGGAGCAGTCTTCCTAGTGAAATCATTAGGATCGTAGTATACCTCACCAGTTCCGTCTACAGTATTATAAAGAGGAGACTCAGCAGTAGTCTGACCATCTTTTAAAGTAAACTGCCAGAAGTAACAACCACCTGTTACGTTAAAGATAGCAGAACGAGGAACAGTTACAGAAGCAGGATCGGGAACGTATAGAGGACGAACAACAGTACGGCGAAGGTCATAACCTACGAGAGAAGAACCTCTGGGGATGATAGCACCACCCTCAGTGTTGTTATACTTGTATAAGACGTTATCAGGATTAGAGATATCAAGAATGGAATTATCAGTCCACTCATTATTTGCTTGATCAAAACCAAATGCAGAGATACCACTAGTGTCTACAAGACCAGGACGGTTATCAATGTAGTGAATACCAGGCATCAGCATAATGCTGAACTGGTCAAACCTGTCATTACCAAATCCAGGAAGATACGAATATCTCGCAATCTCTAGAAAAGCACGTTGGATGCTCTTGAATGGTGTTACAGGTGAGTTACCTCTATTAGATAACGCATCTGTAGCGTTGAAATCATCAGGAGAAACATAAAGATACTTACCAGTTTTGCTGCTGATAAGGTTATCCAGACGTGTTAATGGCATGATTAATCTGACCCTGCGGTATATCTTTTATCCTAAGATTTATTTATACACGGGGTCTATACCTATCCTTAAGAATAAGCATTAATGCTATTTCCTTAATACACATGTAAATGTATCCAAATTGTTCTCTATAAGTTGTTCTATACATAACTCCCCTTCCTGGGATCGAACCAGGGACAAATTGATTAACAGTCAACCGCTCTACCGCTGAGCTAAAGAGGAATGAGAGCCAAACACAGGACTTGAACCTGCGACCTGAGCTTTACAAAAGCCCTGCTCTACCAGCTGAGCTAGTTTGGCATTCTAGTAAAATTGAATGGACCGTAATCAGATCCCCATACTTTTTGATGAGTTTCTGAATGAAGACCACGGTCCATTACTTGGTAATTTGTTTCAGTAAGAAGAACTTCGTTATTAACATAAGTTCTGACTCCTCCACGCATTACATAACATTCACAAGTATCATTCTTACCGGTGAATGTCTTTGTTGCTGTCTCTTTGATAATATTATCACATCCCTCTCGGTATGTCAAGAGGTCATCAGTAAGTTTATCAAGGTTATTGCATCCAACAAAGTCTGCTGGTGTTCTGATCTCGTAGTTCTTAAGTCTAAGGTAATCACCTTCATCAACTACATCAATCACAAATTGTCTATAAGGACGATCTAATTGATAGTTGTATGCTTGCTCACCATAGAATCTAGTTTCCCCAATCTTACGATGACTAACACGAATGTGAGCATAACGAGTAGGATGACTTTGTGCTTGACGTTTGTTAGCAAAAGTTCCCTCAAATAATTCAAGAAATGTGTTCATCAGGTAAAACTTCAGGATTAACGATATCTAGATCAAATAATACAGGGTGGCATTCTTCAGCAATTAAGTAATCAGAATACTTGAAGATGTCCTCCATAGTATACTCTTCATTAAGTGCTGCTTCTGCCAATATCCATTTGTCATTTTTATCCTCGTCTTCAAGGACATCGAAAGCAAATGGCATACTTTCAACATAATACATCAAAACAGGTACATTATCTACAAATACATGTTTACGTGAGATTGTATACCTGAACTGTGCCATAATGTTATGATTTCCTGTTAATGTTATATTTAACAGAATGCGAGTAGGGAGACTTGAACTCCCACGAGCATAATGCTCAACAGATTTTAAGTCTGGTGCGTCTACCGATTCCGCCATACTCGCAAATGCTGGTTGTGGGAATTGAACCCACTTTAGGCGCTTTATGAGAACGCTGCATTTACCAAATTGCTAAACCAGCACTCCGTATATTATAACACAGATTAGGCAGGACGGGTAGGGGGTGCTGACAGATTAGTAATTGACTGTCGCTTGATGAATGCCTTGAGTTCAGGAGTTTCATCCCATTCCCAGATCTCTT